CCAAAACCCGACGAATTATACGATCCGTTTTCTATGGTAAGGTTTCTTCCATTCCCAGATAAATCGTTCCAAGTTGTACCGCTTCCGACATAACTAGCACTCTCACCCATATCCCAACGACCAAATAATGCGTCTGTCTGCGGAAGAAATGATAAAGAATATGCGGTACTTCTAGCAGTGCTATGTAATCCATCGGATGCTTTGTATCTTAGAACGAAGTCTCCAGCATTTGATGTGGACGGTGTAATAGTAAAAGTTCCGTTGGATTGGGAAATCGTTGCCTGTGTTTGATTTGAGGGGTTAGTATCATATGAATATTCAATAGGGAACCCTTCTGGATCAGCTGCCACAACCGTTTGAGTCGTTGCTGTTCCGTCCTTAGCCAACAATTCGGACGTTGGGGGGGCTGTTGTCCATTCTGGTACGGCGTTTGTATCCGTGTAAACTCTATCCCACTCAGTGCCATCGTAAATGTATAAAGACTTAGAGTCCTCAACCCAGATAAAATCTTTTGTAGACATACCCGTAACAGCTGCAAGAGCCGTCTGATTGGCTACACTTGACATACCCCCAGCGGGGTTAGCTGGTTTCCACTTAGCAATATTACTATCGTAAGCTAATACCTGATTAGCGTTAGGAACAGTGGTGTCTACATCAAGTAAGTTAGGTAGGTTCTGTACTATGTCTTGAGCTAGTACAGTGACAAAGCAAGTAGCTGATGCAGGAACAGACAGAGCGGCATTATTAGTCTCAGAAGACTCAATAACAACACGACTCATACCAAATACGCCGCCAGCAACTGTAATAGTTCCTGTACCTATCTCGAACTGAGTACCGTTTTCAATAGTGTAATGACATACGTCTCCTGCAACATAAGATGCGTCATTGAATGTCTGGTAGCCCGCTACAGCAGTGCCGAAGGTAAGGTTGCCCGTACCCGCAATGCCCACTAGGGTGTGCTTTACTCTATTGCCAAACTTGACAGTCATTATTAGTGATCCTCAGATTAAGCTAGGCGTAGGATACTCGTAGAAGCTCCGGGAGCAGGGAACTGAATAGTAAAATTACCTTGAGTAGAGCTTACGGTTCCGCCAAAGTCAAAGATTGCTATGACGTTGTCATCAGTGGCGTTGGTATAAGTAGCGTTGTACATAACACAACCATCTGCTTGAACAGTTACAGTGTTAAATGTGGCGTCTACAAAGTCCATAATAGCTGTAGTGCTACCTGCTGCTATTTTAGGAAAGGTAGCTTCAGCGGCGGCTCTGGCACCAGAACCTGCACCAGAGAAGGTGTTATAGGGTTGATCTAGTGCACCATCGTCAGTGCTGTAGCCAGCACCAGTAGTAAAGTCAGAGGCTGTTTCGATAGTCTGCCAAGCGGTGGTGTCTGCATTATAGGTACCACTGTGACCAAACTTGATCAGAGAGATACGAATTTCATCACTTGCGAGGTTGTGTCCACCCTTAAGTAATTCAACCTTAAAGTTCTTGCTTAGAGCTGTTACAATATTCGCCATTAGTTTGTTTCCTTATTATCTTCTTCTGATGCTTCCTCAGTGGGTAAGTCACCTTGTGTGTCTTGTGTGTCTTGTAGGACTAGGTCGGGGTTGTAGTTGAGTTCTGCTATAGCCATAAGGTCTGTTATAACCTCTGGGTGGTCACTTACGTCAATGTCAGCACCGTTAAGATTACGCAAGAACCCTGAGATTTCACGTAGGTCGTGTGGGGCGACATCACCAGCTTTGATGCAGGGCATCAGGTCATAGTTAAGGCCGTTAAGCTGCCATAGGCGTTCTACTAGCTGTTTGTTAAGAACATCTACGATAGCTTGGATGTAGCTTTCTAGTGCACGTAGAAACAGATCAGTTTTAGACTTGGAGAGTGCGTATGATCCATTGTTACCCCCACCGAGCATAAGAAACTCAGAAAGTACAGAACGGGCAATGTCATGCTGATACCGTCTTACAATAGGGTCAATAGATAAGTTACGGGTTCCACTAGAACTCATCAACTCTACGTCTACCAGACGTATGTTTGTAGGAGAGCCATCCTTATCAGGGTAGGTATCACTAGGCGTAATGATGTAACCCTGTTCGTTGAACTTTACATCACGAAGGATTCCTTCAAGATTGGCAACAAAACTTGACTGTGCTGCTGTAGCGTCTCCTGAGAGATACTCAGAGGGAATACGAGCAACTGGAATACCAGCTAACTCACGTTCCACTGCAATAGCTTCTATGCTCTGTAGGTTGTTTAAGTACTGGTAAGACGTATAAGCATTACGTAAGATGCTACGCCCAGAAGGATCACCGTTAAGGCTGGTAGTACGATAATAAAGGCTTTTGTTAGCTGGGATATAGTGGTGCGAGAGGGCATAGCCTGTATCCTGATAAAGTCCTAGTACTTCGCCTGTCTTGGTGTCTACATCAAACCGAGAGACTGTCCAAGGCGCACGGCAAACAATTTTACGGACACCCATGCGTCCGTCAGTGTGCTTACTATATTTCTTGTACGATCTCTGAGTAGGCCCAACACGGCGCTTATAGACAACCTCAAACCAAGCAAAGCCGTAACTAAGGCTTGATAGTGCTTCTGCAATGTGGTCATCAAGCGAGTGTTCCATATCATCAAGGACACTCTCGACAAACTCTGCTTCAATCTTTGCTGCAGGAGTATCATTAGCTGGCTCCACTTTGAGTTTGACATCACGAAGTACTTGTTCAGCAGCATACATAACCGCACCAATAGTACTGTCATTGTCTCTCATTTCCCGATACTTTCGTATCGCTGCTTTACCCCTTAACTCAGGAATAAACTCGTCCGAACGAATCTGTCCATTTCGGACATTCTGACCACTTACACCAAGCGTTTGTGTAGCCTTAGTCTGGCTTAGTTTCTTAGGCATCTATAATAGTCCTTTAGCCGAACTGTAGGCCAATTTGAGTTGAGGCTTGGCGTATCCGTTAAGACTGAGGTCAGTGATAGCCCATACCATCGCATCAAGTCTGTCTGGTGATCCCATCGACCCAAGAGGTTCCCACTGAACCATCTGATCTTCTAGGTCGTTAAGCCCTCTGACGTGTTTAACACGCCCTTGTTCGTAGAGTGCAGATACTGGTTCTGCTCTAGCCATCTTACCTCTTGAGGCGTGGACTAGACGTATTGGCAAGGTTTCATCTTCGGTGTGAAGCGTATGTCTAACCATGTCGCCACCTTGGTTCTTCTCGGCAACAATCCTATCAGCCATATGCTCTCTATATAACTCAACAGCTTTAGCAGCCCAAGCTTGAGGACTGTAGTTGCCTGTGTGGTCTTCTATGACATATGCTGTACCGTTAACGTCTACACCGGCTACAATAATACCAGTCATGTCCGAATTAGTGTTGTTGCTAATAGCTGGGTCTATAGCTACTACAATACGATTTAACTGAGGAACATCTGTTCTGTCTACTTCACAGGAAGCTAGGAGTTGTCTGTTCCATAAGGCGCCAGAGGCTTCATCTAGTATTTCTGCGTAGAGTTCTTGTCGCCCTAATCGTGTGCCTTCGTAGGTCTTCTTTACGGCTACAAGAAAGGTATCAGCAAGATTAGCACTGTTATCAAATGTAGAGCCAGTGGATACATGTGTTGTTTCATCATCTAATATGCCACGGAGAAGCTTAGTAGTCTTAGGTGTGGTAGTTACGAAGACTACAGGTCGCTTACCTAATCGTAGGCCAAACTGCATCATGTCCCAAGTGTCTTGTGCGTTTCTCCAAGCACATAACTCATCACACCATGCACTATGAGCCTGTGGTCCTCTAAGTCTCTCAGGGTCTTCTGCTGAGAAGAAAACAGCCTTAGCACCATTAGCCCAAGATATGCTGTTATTAGTAGGAGACCACACGGGATAACCCATGTCAGCCTTACGGTATGTTTTGTCGCTCTTGTGGCAGACATTTAAGAGACCTGAGTCTCCCTCAACCATAACTCTACGGACGTCACCTTTAGTGGGGGCAACACAATGAACGATACGGTCACCCATCTTGATTCTATGTCTGACCCACTCAGCACCAGCTCTAGTCTTACCCCAACCTCTACCAGCTAAGGCTACCCAAGTGTTCCACTTACCCTCTGGCTCTAGTTGGTCTTGTCTAGCCCAGAAGGACCAGTCATGCTTTAACTCTTCTGCTTGTTCAGGAGTTAACTGACTTAACGCTTCTTTAAGCTTGCTTGAGCTTAAGTCTCTTAGAGAGTCTGCTGTAAGCTTACGTTTCGTTTGTTGTGTCAGGGTCTTCATCTGTATCCTTGCCCAGCAAGGTCATCAGTGCGTCAATAGCACTATTGTCCTGATCTGGGTCTGTGTACTCGTCAGGGTCGTTAACAGTACTCTGGGGGCTCCAACCGCCCTTACTACGCAAGAACAGCTCTTGTGAAGCGAAGTGTCCGTCTATGGCTTGCTGTACGACTACATTGCCTATCTTAGAGACAACATCTGATCTAGCTTCTGCTATGTCAGCACCATACAGTTTATAGAAGGTACCAAGGGAGCCGGGGGCACTCTCATACTTATTGGCTACAGCAGCCATAATATCTTTAATCTGCACACCATCTTGTACAGCCTGACGGACATACTTAGAGATAGGCTTACTGTAGGGCAACACCTGATTCTTGGGATAAGTCATAACACTTGGGGGCTCTCTAGTATATACAGTGGCGATTGAGGGTTTTGTGACATCTCTGATACTTTAATCAAGCGTCATGGGAAAATAAGGGGGCAAGGTCAGCTACTCTGCGTCTCACTCATTGCTAAAACATTTGGGGAGGTATGAGTTTGACTCTTGCCGTGTTATACCACATAGGTACTATTTTGCAAATGTCAACCCCTAAGGGGTAACTATTTTGTATATTTCGTATAAGACACTGATGTTAAACAAAAGAAAGTTATACG